CATTGCTCGTCAACAGCAGCGGTCGTGTTTCCGAACGGCGACGCGATGATTTTTGACACCGTTGTCAATGTGAGCAGGCACTTCGGCGGCGATTCGGTGAACGTCAGCGCGCTTGAGTTCGAGCTTCTGTCAGACGGCAAGCCGACGTATCTTGAATCAGGCGGCGTGGTCATGACGATCATGAAGCTTGAGCAGGTCGGAGGCGCGCCCGGAACAGCGGACAGCACGGCGATCAGAATCACGCTCGACAAGGACGTTTCCGGCTTGCTGGCGTCTCATATCACATTGAGCGCCGATACCGGAGCGGCAACAAAGGGCGCGTTGACGGGCGCAAACAAGGTGTGGACGATTGCGATCAGCGCCGTCTCGCAAGGCACGGTCGGCGTCAAGATCAGCGGGTTATCGGGGTACATCTTCCCGGCATCCGAGACGATGGTGAACGTCTACTCGGATTAGGACGGACAATCCGCACAATAACGCAGGGGCGAGGGTCGATCTCTCGCCCTTTTTGTTACAAACAAATGACAAAAGGAGATAACACATGGCACACATCGTTGACATTACAGGGCGGTTGGAAGCCGCTGTCCCGCAGTTGAGGCTGTCGGAGGACGAGGTATACACGATCAACGACGACAAAAACGTCATCTTAAAAATGCAGTCGGCAACAGACAAGTTATCGGATGAAGAAAGCATTAAAAGCATGGGCATTCTGCTGGAGTCGCTCTTAGGAAAGGAGCAGCTCAAAGAGATCGAAAAGAATCACTCGGGAGCGACAACAAGTTTTAGCCAAATGGTCGTTCTGTCCATCGGGTGTATGGCGGCGATTCAGGGGATCAGTTACGAGGACGCGGAGGCGCGATTTCGGAAAGATTAGCGATTCGTCGAAAGATTACTACGACATATTTGAAGACTGGTCGTTGATCGAGGCGTCGTTTGCTCAACAGTACGGTATTCGGTTGAGACATGAATCTTACATGCCGTGGTCGGAGTTTACGGCGTTACTTTCCGGGATAGGTCCCGAAACACCGTTGGGCGCAATCGTTGATATCAGGTCAGAGACAGACGGAGATATCATCAAGCACTTCACGCCTGAACAACGGCGGATACGTCGGGAGTGGCAAGCAAAGCAAGCGAAGAAACTCATTGAGAACAATCCGGACGCCGCGAGGGCGCAGGTGGAATCGATACAGGCGGCATTCAAAGCCGCTTTTTTTAATCCTACACAGTAAGGGGGTGGCGATATGGCGGAAGACAATGCCGGAACCGTTTCGTTGGCGTTGCGACTTGACGACAAAGAGTTTTTGCGCAAGATTGGCAGGCTGTCAATCGACATCAGCAAAGTCATGCAGGACAGCTTGAACGTCAAAGCTCCGACAATCGACATGCGAGACGTCACTTCCGAGATCAGGTCGGTCGGGAAAGAGATCACGAAGTCTCTTGACGGCATGGGCGACATGCTCTATGAGCAGTTCTCGAAGGGCATAGGCGAGGGAGCGGTTGAGGGCGCGGTCAAGGCGTCGTCGGCGATGAAGCAGTTCACCATGCCGAAAATCAAGATCGACCTCGACGAAGGTCATCTTAGAGAGCAGATCAGGATTTACGGCAAGCTCTGGGAGGCATACGACAACCAGCGCATTGCTCAAGCCCAAAAGGTCAAGCGCATGACGAGCGAGTTGTCTCTCGCCTTGCCGGGCATCGGCAGGGAGAAGATGGCGGCGGACTTGGCGAGCGAACAAAAACGCCTTGTCGATATTCAGCTTGCCGCCTCTCAAGCCGATCAGCAGGTCGTGGCGCTTGAGCGCGCATTGGAGCAGATATCGCAACCGAAACCGAATCCTGCGGCTCATGCCATGCAACAGATCGCGCATTCCGCAGGGGCGCAAGCGCAGGCGGCTGTGCGGCAGACGACAGCTCAAACTAAACGCATGGGCGCGGTCGGCAAGCAGGCCGGGCGTGAGATCAGCCGGAGCTTAAACAGCGCGAAAAAGTCCACGCTCAATCTTGGCGGCGCGATGAAGAAGACGCTCCGCATCGGTCTCGCGTTCATGGGGGTGCGCTCTATCTATTACGGCATCAGGCGAGCTGTGAACAGCGTCATGGAGAGCTTTAAGCGCATGGCGGCGCAGAACGCGGCGTTCGCTAAGACGATGAACAATATCGCGGCGGCGACAGACACCATGAAGGGCAATTTCGCGGCGATGATTGCGCCGCTCGTGCAAGCGCTTGAACCTGTCCTGATACGCATCGTCGAATGGCTGACAAAGGCGTTTAACGCAGTGGCGATGTTTTTTGCCGCGCTTGCCGGTAAGAAAACCGTCATGGTTGCCGTCGGTTCGACAAAGAAATTCACGGACGGTCTCGGCCAAGCGACGAAGGCGAGCAACAAACTGAAGCGCAGTCTGGCGGGGTTTGACGAGCTTGAGATATTGCATCCCGTGAGCGCGGGCGCCATAACCGGCGCCGTCGGTGACCTTGATCCCGGCCAGCAGTTCGAGGAGGTGCCTGTCAAAATCGGCGGGGCTTTAGGTGAAGCGATCGAGAAGATCAGGAACTTCGTGCAGAAAGTCAAGGACTTCTGGAATAAAGACATCAAACCGCTTTGGGACGAGGTTGTAAATACAGCAAAAGAGATATGGGGCTATCTGGAAGACTTCTGGAACAGTAAAGGCGACGTCTTCAAAAGCATTTTCAGCGATACATGGACTTTTATAAAGAATACATTCTCCAACACGCTTGACAAGATAAAAAACATCTTTGCTCTATTTGCCGGCATCTTCTCGGGCGATTGGGGGAAAGTGTGGGATAGCGTCAAGAATATCTTTATCAGCACGTGGAAGGACGTGGAGAACGTGTTTATTTTCAGCACGAATATCATTAAGAACCTGTTAGCGCTTTTCGGCATCGATGTAAGCGAACAGATCGGCGGGTTACAAGACGCTTTCGGCGGTTTGACGAAGTTTCTCTCCGGCGCCTTTTCGGGCGATTGGGATACGGCATGGCAGGGCATTGTGGAGATCGCAAACGGCGCCTTGAGAACGCTGAGAAGCATCGTCATCTCGATTGTCAATCAGTCGATCAGCGTCATTAACACGTTTATTCGGCTGGTTAACAAGCTGGGGCTCAACATAAAGGAGATCCCGCTCATACCTACCGTCTCGTCCAAGATGTGGAAGGGCTCGTTCGGCGGCTTTATGAATCACATTCTTGAGAAGGCGAAGAAAGCAAATCAGGGCGCAAGGGGCGGGCATGGATTCGCAAGGGGCGGATACGTGCAACAGCCCTCGCTCGCTTACGTCGGCGAGCGGAGAAAGAAAGAGGCGATCCTGCCGCTGGAACAGAATCTCGGTTGGGCTGACATTATTGCGGATAAGCTTGCCGAGCGCGGCGGCGTCGGTCGCGGCGACGAAAGAACGATAACGATCCCTATTTATTTGGGCACGGACACGCTGATTCACGTTGTCGAGCTTGCGATTGACCGAGAAGGCAGGGTGCGGAACAAGCCTGTTTTTGTATAAGAGAGGGGGCGTCGGATGAGTTATATGCGGTATAAGATCAACGGCGTCGAAATGCCTTCGCCGGAAGTCGACTTTGAGGAAGAGGATAACAACCTTGACGGCGAGAACGCCGGGCGCGATGAAATAGGGGTTATGCACCGTGACGTCATTCGTACTGGTGTCGGCAAGTGGAGTTTTGCTCATCGAATGTTGACGCAGGCGCAACGCTTGCAGTTGCGTAATTTGTGCCGCCTAAAAAGCGTAAGTATTGAGGTCATTCATCAAGATGGGCACATAGAGAAAGCGACGGTATACGGAAAGATAAGTCCAATGAAGCCTGAAGCGGCCTCAGATTCGCTCTTTAGGTGTGAAGTCGCATGGATTGAGTTGTAAGGAGGGGGCGGAGCTATGTTCAACGTGTCAACAGCGTTCACCGATGCGATCATGGCGAACATGCGCGAATTAAAACTCAAGCTCACTCTCTCCGCAGCGAGCGAGACACACGAGCTAGAGGCGAAGGACATCGAATTGGGAAGTTTTACGGTCTCTTCGGCTTGCATGAGCAAAGAGTTCGAGTTGGGCGCGGTCGTTGCCTCAACTTGCGGTGTCTCGCTCAATAACCGCGACGGGGCGTGGAACGACGTCGTCTTGGACGGCGCGACTCTCACGCCCTATTGCGGTATCGTCCTTGCAGACTTGACAACCGAGTACGTTCCAATGGGCGTGTTCATTGTCGATCAACCGGGCAGGCCGTATGCGTCGGTGGAGTTGCAGGCGACCGACAGGCTGATTCTGCTAGATGAACCGCTAACGGATGTGAGCGTAACTTATCCGATCACGAACAAGAACCTGTTGCAAGCGATTGGCACGCATTGCAACGTCCCGATCTCAACGGACGCGCTCACCATGCTGAATGCGAATCATGAGATCGTGAAAGCGCCGACAAGCGACCGGATGACCTGCCGTGACGCTGTGGGCGAAATCGCTCTCATGGCGGGCGGATTCGCGAGGATGAGCCGTCTCGGACAGCTTGAGATCGTGCAACTAGAACATCCCGACGCGGACACGGCGTTTGATATGCGGCTCGGCTCGCGCAAGACGTGGCAACAGACAGAGGACCCCATCACGATCACGGGCATGTCTTACGGCGACTTGCAGTGGGGGACAACGGATTACAACATCGAGATCGAGCAACTGGAGCTTTTGGCAGGCGAAGACGCGCTGACCGTGCTGACGCCTGTCTGGCAGGCGATCAGCGGGTTCACTTATGTCCCGTACACGGCAACTTACTACGGCAACCCCGCACTTGAGCCGGGCGATGCCGTTCTGCACTCGCTGAGAGGCGAGGGTCAAGTGCTCTCAATCATAACAAAACACCAATACAAGTTTGGCGGCGAATGTCAAATGCTTGCGGAGGGGAAGTCTCCAACAGCAAGGAGTTATAAGTCGGCGAATGTTCGGCGGCTTGCGTCGGTGGCGGCGCATATCACAGAAGAGACCGACATCAAACTCACGGCTTACCAGCAGGCAGCGGCTAACATGAGTGACATGCTCGGTCTTATGATGGGCGTTTATCCGTCATCCGAAGAACTGGAAGACGGGAGCAAGATTCTGTATTGGCACAACAAGCCTGCACGAGAAGAATCGGATTTAATCTGGAAGTTCAACGGTCTGGTTCTTGCCGTATCAAATGACGGCGGTCAAACGTGGACGGGACAGACATCGGACGGGACGGTGATTGCGAGGATTGTTTACACGCTGCAACTGTTCGCGCAGCAGATCGTTCTCGCAGACGGAACCACCGCCCAAGAAGCCTTCGACTCCGCCGTCACGGTCTTCCGCGACATCCCGTCACCACCGTACAAGGTCGGCGACCTCTGGCACATGCCCGAGCTTACCGTTGACTACTGGTTAAATTGCGGACTCACGGTCGATCACATAGTAATAGGCGTCGTAGGAATTACAGTGGAGCCTGGCGCCGCTGGGTTCGTTTTTGAGAACAGGCTCTGCGGAATGCCTCGCCAGAGGCTTTAGGAAAGGAGGAAGACCATGCTCACAGCAGCGGCAATAAATAGCTTTAAGGCACACATCGATCGCACGATCGCATACGCAAAGTACAAGATAGGAGCCACCTATTACCAGGCACCAATCCACAAGCGGGAAATCCTATCCGACGGGCGCGTCGCCGTTTACTTTACGATCAACACCACAGGCGCAGCAACAATAGCAGAGGTGCAGCTTTACGACACAAGCGGGCAGCTCTGGGCAACGAAACCGGAGAACATCGAAGTAGCCAGCGTGCAAAATGGCGTCCTTTACCGGTTCACATTTTCAATACAGGAGGTGTAAAACATGGCATACAAACGAACTTACTGGCAGGACCACGTAACCCAATACAGCGACCGCTACAACGAAGTCCAGAACCCGGACGGGACAATAACCCACACGCCGGTGGAAGGAACCATCATCCAGCAAGGCACACCGCAGAACGCTGCCAACTTTAACAACATGGAGGAGGGCATCTTTGCGGCAGACCAGCTGGCGACAGAAGCGGCACGCATGGCAAAGGTCAACTCGAGAGGGCTTGACGCCGTCAAGGGCGAGGTAATACCCGTCGCGCTAACGAACTCCAGCGCTTACCCGTTCAACAACAGCATCAAAACCGTGAGCCTGACGCAGAAAAAGACGACCACGGACTACTACGTGGACGTCGAGCTGATCAGCGCGACCGGCGGAAGCGTCGGGAATTTCAGAGTGACGGACAAACTGCTGAACGGCTTCAAGCTGGCATTCGACGGAGGAGCGACCTCCGTAAGCGTGATCTGCAGAGTCAAAGGAGGCGTATAACCATGGCTGCATACTCGGCTTCAGACACCTGCGTCTGCTGCGGCGAGTACGTGCCCGAGGGACGCCAAGTCTGCCCGGCATGCGAGGCAGGCGCAACAATGAGGAAAGGAGACGCGACAGATGGCAAACATCATCATCAAGTCAGAGGACCGAAAGAGTCGGGAGGCTTTCGTAGCCCGTTCTTTCGGCGCAAATATGCAAAGCAAAGAACACCGTGAGCACGTCGAGTGCATAGCAGCAAGAACTAAGCAGGCACACGATGAATTAAAAAGAATGGAGGAGCGTAAGAAATGAACATCACCTACAAAACACCGGAAGCCGAGAACAACCACATCGCCTACGAAACCAGCGGAGACAAAATCACGCTGGGAGACGACGAGCTAACCCTAAACCTTTCCCGGTACGAGCAGGACGACCCGAAGCACATCGACATATGCTTTGACGCCACCGGCTGCCACGTGGTCGGAACAGCCACCGGCAGGAAGTACGTCGCTGAGATTGATATCCCGGCACGCAGATACACCGAGGAGGTCGTCGACGAGGAGACAACCAGAACGCCGGTGCCTTTTGACATCGACCTGTGCACGCTAACACTCTGGGCAACCGAATAAGAAAAGGAGGATAACACACAATGAGCAATTTTGACGATTTCAAACTTTCCGTCGAAGCATTAAGCGGCGGAAGCAACACAGTCAAACTGGACGACATCGGCATGCCAAGCGTCATGTTCGTTTTGCCGAAATACCTAAGTAGCCAGCTGAACAACACGCTGGGAGCGACAGTCCACCCCGCATGGAAGCTAAACAACGTGGAGAAAGACAAGGTTTATATTTCAAAATACCAGAACATCATCGTAAACGGGCGGGCTTATTCGCTACCCATGCAAGGGCCTGCCCACACCATAAACTGGGACAATGCGCTGGCGGCATGCAGAGCCAAAGGCGAATACTGGGGACTTACCCCCATGTCGCTCTGGGGAGCAATCGCGCTGTGGTGCAAGACCAACGGCACCATGCCAAGAGGAAATAACGACTACGGAGCAGACGTCGGCTACCCACACGAGAAAGGCGTAGAAGTAGCAAACGACGGAGCCACACCGCCCAAGACGCAAAGGACGGCCACGGGCTCCGGACCCAACAGCTGGAACCACAACAACGCACCTGACGGCATAGCGGACCTGAACGGCAACGTGAACGAGTGGTGCGCAGGCTTCCGCGTGGCGCAGGGAGAAATTCAGATTATCCCGGACGCAGACTGCATGCTTTCAACCAGCGACATGAGCGAGAGCAGCACGCACTGGAAGGCCATATTGGAGGACGGCACCCTGGTAGACCCAGGCACTCCGGACACATTGAAGTATGACTACGTGGCCAGCAAGTGGACACTTGCAAAGACGATAACCAACATGGGCGACAGCAGCAGATATTGCCTGTTCAGAGACATGCAGGACGGAGGGCTATCGGTACCGCAGATTTTGAAAGAACTGGCCGTCTTTCCTGCAGATGGCTCCGGGTATGGAGGCGAATATTTTTGTTTGAACAACGGCGCAACGGTGTCGCGTTTCCCGGCTCGCGGCGGCCACTGGAACAACACGTCGGGTGCGGGCGTGTTCTATTCGTACCTGTACAACCCTCGCACGTACGCGAACACTAGCCTCGGGTTCCGCTCCGCTTTTTATGGCGAATAACCCGCAGGAGGCTAACTGCAAACTGCGCACTGACAAACTGATTAGGCGGGCGATAGCCCGCGCACGAACACGAACACTAACATCGGGTTCCGCTCCGCTCTGCTGCCACGCTCAAGATGCGGGGAGTCGTGTCCAAGGACAGGCTTCAATGCGTGGCACCAAAGGGACTTGTTTCCATCCCGAGGCCGACAGCCAAGGGAAAAGATTATATTGCTGCGAAAACGGCGGCGGCTGCAGAAGCAACGGCGACCGAGGCGGAAACGTCACGCGCAGCACGAAGGGAGAGGCATATGACACCGGAAAAAGACCGCACAACAATCAATGAGGTTTTCGATAGCATAGCAGCCTTAGGCTTTACCGTCGAGGAGAGGATGGGCGGTCACTCGTATGTATGCGTCAACAGCCGCGCATCGGGCAACTTTAACCGTGCGGACTGGGAACTGACCGGGACGACCGACAAGACATCGGCTAAGCTCTCTGAGCGGATCACGACGAACACCAACACGATCACCGAGATGGGGATGCAGGTGACGGAAGTCACTGAGGTCGTGGACGAACAAGGCACGTCTCTCGGCACGGCACACAGCAAGATCAGCAGCTTAGAAGCCGCGCAACTCACGATGACCGAGCAGATCAACGCCATTGGCGATGTGTACACGGACTTCCCCCAACCTCCATACAAAGCTGGGGACGTGTGGCACATGCCGGAGCTGACGGTTGATTACTGGCTTAACTCGGGGTTGACCGTCGATCAAGTGATGGCGCTCGGAATCACCGTGGACGACCGCATGGGCGGCAATTCGTACGTCTGCATTAACAGCAGAGAGACCGGGAGTTTTACGCGCTCTGACTGGATGATCACAGGCTCGACGGACAAGATGTCGGTTGTGTACGACGCCCGCTTTTCAGCGCAGGAGGTCGCGCTGACCGAAGAAGTTGACAAGATTGAGACGGAGCTGACGCAGATCAGAGCCGGTTATGTTCGGATTGTTGACATCGACGGCACGTACCCTGAGACCATCATCGATGGCGGTGTGATTAACACAGGGTCAGTCACTGCGGCGAAGCTCTCGACGATTGCGGGATTCACGTTCAGCAACTCCACGATGACTTCCGGGTCAGGCGATACGTATCTTCAGATAAGCGGCGCTTCGACGCATCACCCGTTCTTGTACGGCGGCGACGACGACGACAGCGCAAAGTTTGCCGTGTCGCAAAGCGGGCGCATGTATTCCCGTGATGCTTACGTCTACGGCGAAGTTCGTGCTGCGAAAGGTCAGATCGGACCGCTCAAGGTATCGAATACAGGGCTGACTTTTACGACTTCGGGGAAATTTCAAATCGACCCGAAAGGCAA